GCCATTACTTAATTCCTTTGCTAAAAATTCTTTCATCTTTTCTTTGCTTGCTAAAAGCTGATCCATCTCAAATTTTAATTTTTTTTCTTTTTCTTCTATGTCTAAAACTTGTGTAAAAAAATATCTTTGCTTTTCAGTTAATTTTTCTTGCTCGTACTCTTTTTCTTTGTAGATAATTTTTGGTAATTTTTTTTCTTCTGTCATATTTTCTCCTATGAGGGTTGGCTAGGCCAATCTGATTGTTCTAAATTAGGCCAGTTCTCATGCGTGGGTAAATCTCGCAAAGCTTGTCTATAAGACTGCCATTTAGTACGAGTTTCTTCTGGAATATCTGGTTGTTGTGTCCAATCAGAACTTGCTAACATTCCATTTCTTCTTGATCTATATGATTCAGCTAATAAATCATCTTCATTCCATGCGTCACCTTCATTAAGTAGTTTAGCATAAAACTCTTTATCAGCGTCAGATAGTTCTTTTGGATTATTACCTTCTGCATCAACAATACCATCCAAATATTCTTGAGGTAAATTATCTTTTGTATATGTCATCCTGTTAACCCATATAGTGATATGTTATAAGTAAATGCGCTGTGTGCAGAAGCAAGTCTTACTCCTTTGTGCCAAAAACCCCATCCCAACATTTGAAAACGAGCTTTCCACCAATAAGAATAAATTGATGGATAATCGTGAAAAATTTCATAAAAACCAGTCATACCTGCGTTATCAGCTAAATTTAATGCATCAAAAATAATTTCAGCTTTACTCCAATAAGCTCTTTTACTTGAATAAATTGTGCTACCATTAATAGTTTCACTAAACATTGCCATACCATTTGTGCCACCACCTGGCTGAGAATTAGTTCTAAAATGAGATGCAGGGATAATATGACCTTGGTTATTTAATCCAAAGTTAGCATTGCCACCAAACATATTAGAATTATAAGTTACATTAGTAAATTCTGGATACAATTCTCTCTTTGTAGTATGAATTGCCATTAGATTTGTCATAGGAGTATAAGACGTATTAGACGCACCAACTAAAGGAGTAACACTAATATTTTGCCCCCCATTATTCGCACCAGAATGTGCATAGATAAGCAATTTGTATTGCTTGTAATCTGCCGTTTCGTTAAATACCACTCCACTAATACCATCTACAATATCTATAGAAGAAGCAGAACCAGTTAATTTTTTAATTTCTGTCCAAGCTCCACCCCCTGCATCTTGCCATGTTGGAGTATTTGTACCATTAGAAGTTAAAACTTGCCCTGATGATCCACTTGAACCCCCTGCTTTAAGCAAATCTACATCTACTGTGTTCATATGTGATGTAGTTGCAGGGTTTAAATAATAAGAAGTATTGTTATTAAGGTATAAATTACCATTACGATATTTTCTAATATCCCAAGCATTCCAAGTAGTATTTAAAAACCCATATGAAGGACTGTCTGCATATAATTGAATTGGATAATTATTACCAGTATCTCTTATAAGAAGTCCTACTGTACCACTACTATTAGTTTGTATTTCTACATTATTACTATTGTAAGTTTTTATGATGTGGTTATTTCCTGTAAAGGTAAGCTGTCCAGTAATATCTACATTACCTGAAGCATCCATATAAAATTTATTATTACCTAATTGAACACGACCATCTTTGTAAAATTCACAAACATAATAACTACCAGTTCTATCATAAATTCCTGCAAATTTATTTGTACCAGTGCCACTAAAATAAAGTTGCCAGACATTTGAATAACTTCCTGTACCTATAAAAGTTGCCCCAACATAGCCACTCGCACTTGATATACTTAGTGGTGTACCATAGCTACTAGCATCATAAGTTGTAATAAAACTACCACTATTACCTTTTATGAAAATATCACTTGAAGCATAAATGTCATTACCAACATTGCAAGTACCACCTAAATATAAATCTTTGAATCTTTCAGTATTATATCCAAGATCAATAGTACCATTAGTAGAAGCCCCTGTATGACTTCTTGGAGCTATAACTGTATTAGTAAATAACAATCCAGAACCTACAGAAGTTCCATTACCACCTATAACTTTAAGGTATCCATTCTCTGATGCAATACTACCTTGTGGCGATCCATCTTTCCAAAATACTGCTGTATCACCAAAAGATGAATTTCTACCAACATTTAAAGCAGGAGATCCATCTCTAGTAAACTCTACATATCCAGCAGAAGCTAATGTGTGGCCTGTATTTGAAATGCCTAAAGAAGTTCTACCTACCATTAAGTTTCCAGAACCATCTACACTTAAATATGCACCACCAACACTATCTTGTATTTCAAGTATGTTTGCTGTTGAAAAACCACCCTCTTGAACAACTAAACCTTTAACAGTGTTGTTACTACCTGATGTTCCTGTTGGCGTTTTAACATGAAGTATACCACTAGGACTTGTTACATTCATTCCAGTTTTACCAGAACTATCAATAACCACTACTGTGTCTGAACCATTTACAAACTGATGACTATCAGAACCACCAACAGTAAATTTCATAGAACTACTAGCGTTTAAATTTACTGAAGAACTTCCAGAGGTTTCTATTGTAAATGTGCCTGAACCTGCTGTTTTAACAATATCTCCAGCAAATGTAGCTCCAGATAATGGAGCATAAGTAGAAGATGCAGAACTAGTTGTTAGATAATTAGACGCAGTTTCAACTGCCATAGTTCCAAGACCAAGAGTTGTTCTAGCTGTTGGAGCGTCTGCATCATCGATCAAAGTTGCACCATAGGATGAAACGGCTGAAGATAATAAATATGAACTTAATTCAGAATGGTTTGCTAAAGGTATCCAATTCCCAGCATGAGCAAAAACTGCCCTACCAACTCCAGTGCTATTGTAATTGTGGACATGAGCAAGCATCCCATGTCTAGCAGATGCAGAAGGTAAAGCTGACTCTGTCATATAAAGGTTAGAAAAAAGAATTTTACCAGTAGTATCTATATCGCCATTTGCATCTTTGTGGACAGATTTTTCTGCTACGTAAGTTACAAATACTTCTTTATTACCAGACGCAAAATTAATTTTTGTCGTATTGCCAGAAGATGTTTGAAATACAGTATCTCTAGTTAATGTATTTGCGTTGTATGTTCCAAGTCCTACTTCGAAAGTATTGTTATTGTCATCAGAAATACAATAAAAAGTAGTGTTATTGTTACCAATATCTGAAAAGGGTCTAAATCCATTGACTGCACCTGATAATGTTAATGTTCCAGTTCCACTAGTCGCTGTGGTTTCTTTTATTCTTTCCTTTACAACCAATGCCATTTCATAATCCTAAATTATTGTAATGTTACTGTGATCGATCCACTTTGCACTTGCAGGATATCCCCAACTTGAATATTCTTCGCCAAAGTCAAAGCACTATGACATATCATTGTTCCTGATGTACTTGCTGTGTGGATGGAACAATGCGTTACATTTCCCCAAGCAGATCCTGTACAAGCAGGGAATGTGACAGTTGCATTTGATGTAGCTGTATTGCCTGATACAGACCCAAAAGTAATTGTTTGTCTTGCGTATCCATTACCAGTTATTTCATTACCCCCTGCATCAGTAGGATCGGCTGTATGTAAAGCTAGGTATAATGTTGTGGGTCTAGTTAATGAATTTGAATTGAACGTGTATTGTAGTAAATGGGTTTCCCAGTCATTGCTAAGTGCGTCAGACATTTTAATAACTCCTTATTCTAAGTTGTAGGTTTGAGGCACTGTGCCTAGTATTGTCACTTTCGCCATTTATAGCGTTTATAATTCCTTGGTAAGTCGAACCCCAAACACCCATTCTTTCATCTGCTTGCAAGTAAGGTGATGCTTGTAGCAAAGCACCATACAGATATGCATCTGGTGACATTGCTAAAAGCCAGTTTGTAGATGTTCCAGGAGTTAAGCCCAAAGAAGGAATAGATTGATAATACAAAAGTTCTCCTTCGTAATTTTGATCAGGGGTAGGAAAAACTTCGATTAGATCACCAACGTGAGAATAATATTGAGGCTTACCTTTTGAATTATCTGCGCTATCTCTAAGTTTTGCAATTTCTTCAGGACTAGTTTGTTTTAGTAATGTTGCACTTGTATCATTAAGATGAAAACGAATGCTTTGTAACCAATCTGTGGGAGTTGCAGAGTATTGAGTTTCTATATTCGCAGTTGCTTTATTATGCATCTTGTAATGCCTAATTTCACGATTTAACTGTGTTTCTGCCAATTTAACAAAATCAGGAATTACATTTGTTAAATCATCACGATTTAGCCAATCTGCAATGCTTGATGTTAAATCAGAATAACTCGCTAAAGCCATTATAAGCCTCTAATAATTAACTTTTTAAAATCAGGATCTTTTAGTTTTTTCTTGCAGTATTCTAAAAATTCTGCACTTCCTAATCTAAGACCAGTTTCCCTTGCCCATTGTTCTGCAAGCACTAAAGGTATTTCACCTACGTAACGCCATCTTGCAGACCCACTATGTGTGGGTAAGTCACTTGTATGTAAAGCATGGTTTCTCTGTAAAACAGGCTCAATATCTTGAGTTCTGTTTACATGAATTTTTCCTTCATCCTCTACAATTTCAGTTTTAATCACCATCTACCCATGCCTCATTTTCTGGTGTGTTAGGGTCATCAGCAACAAATTTGCCATTTTTTCTGGCTCTTACTTTTTTGCTTGATTTCTTTTCAGTTATTTCGCCCCATTCATTATCGATAATCATTTGAGCCTCTGCTTCTTTAACAATGATCTCTTCTCCAATGCTGGTAGCACGCCCATTAAAAAATGGGCGCACACCAGTAGTTATTTTGACTTTGACTGACATTAAGATGTTGTTAAGTCAGCTATGACTCCATGTGCTTTTTCAAACGCATAGAATCCAAACTCTGTAGAAATAAGCCTTCTCTCTGAGTGACCATTTCTAGCAAGTTCTTTTTGGGTTAAAGGTTGTAAGGTGCAAATATGCAAGTGATCAGGATCAAGAACAAAAACATCTCTTGCTCTTGAAAATCTGTCAGGCTCAACTGTGAGCGTGCCAAAATCGGACTCATAAATTGAAAACCCAGCCACAATCGCACGACTGCCAGCACTTGAATTTGCATAGTCGTATTGCTTTGATGCATTACCGCTAAAAGCACTGATTTTCTGCTTGTTAAAAGATCCGCAAACAATCGCTCTTGGTTCAGCACCTTCATCCCAGCAACTAGCAACTACAGTGGAAAGCATCAACTCTGTAAATGCTCTTTGATTTGAGGATGATGCATCAGTAGCACCAGCATTAGGTACGCCACCTGACAAGGTTGGGTTACTGCCCCCAGTTCCTCTTGAAACATTAGTGGTCAACCACGCTGGCAGACCAGGAGTCACTCTAGCCCCTCCAGCATTTGCGCTACCAGCACTTCCAGCTTTATTAGCTGTAATTGAGGCTTCCATGTCACGCTTTAACTCTTTTGTTTTCATCGCAATTTGTTGCGCTAGAGTCTGAGCATTTGCTACCCCATTAACAGCCTCATTTGTTGTGCTTATTTCAATTTGCTTGTCTGCAATTTCTGTAAATGTACCTTTTCTAACAGGCAATGTTGCAGTATCGTTGCCAACAATATCACCTTCAGCTACCTGATTGTTTGACACAGCATTAGCTAAAGCAATTTCTGGAAATTCCACAAATGTGTTTTGTGCTTTTCTTTGCTGACACATAGAAAACACTGGTGTGTCAGTTGGAGAGATAGATTTTAGTATATCACTAATATCCTCTCTAATTGTGGTAACATCATATGTTTCCACTGTATTTGCATTCTGAGCCATAATATATCCTTTTCTAACTCGTTGTTAACAGCCAGTTCGTTGCATCAGCAATCGAACCAGTTTTTTTCATTCGAGCCGTAGCATCATTAATTGCTTTTTGTTTCCCAGAGGTACGAACTTGCTTTGCGCCTGGCTTTACTGTTAAGGGTCTAGCTTTTGATACTTTCTCTTCGATTTTACCTGAAGATTTTTGATACTCTTGCCACTTTCTTGCATCGTTTAAGACACGTATGGCACGACTATCAACTATCTGTGCTATTTCTTGTTCAGTGAAACCATAATTATGACCAGCCGTAACTAACTTACCCCTTAATGGAGTTGCTGTTTCCTGATTTTGAAATTCAGGAATATGCTTTGTCAATTCATCTGCCTGTTGCTGTAAATATAATTTCATAGCTTGCTCATTTTGCCTTTGCTGATCTGCTTGCAATTTTTGAGATTGTTCTGCCAATGCACGTTTTTTATCTTGTGCGTCTTGGTACTTAGCATTCTCAATTGACCATTTAATTGGATCAGTTTCAGCTAATGAGATATCAGGTTTCTGAACGTCAGTTTCTGCAAGTTGGCTCTGATATGTTTCCATTGCTTTTCTTAGTTGCTCTCGCTCTTGTTGTAATTCAGCGTGAAGTTGCTCTCCTTGTTTCTTAATGTTTGCAACTTCTTGCATCCTTTTTTGGATATATGATTGCCCAGACGCTGATCGTTTGAGTTCGTCAAGTGTCCATTCCTCTTCTACACCATCAACTTTAACAGTGTATTTATCAGGAATGTCTTGCTGTACTTCGACTTCCTCTGGGGTATTCGTAGTATCCTCTTGAGTGACGTTTTCTTCTACGGCAACGTCAGCCGTTTCATCAGTAGCCTCAACTACTTCTTCGGCTACCTGATTTTCTTCTGTTTTTGGTTCACCTAGCAACATAGCCGTAGCGTCTGCTAATGACCCAGTTTCAGGTTTAGGCTCGTTATTTTCCATGAGATGCTAATCCTTTTTGTTTACTATTTCTGCGTTCAAGCATTTCAAAGTCGGTAATTGCCGTTGCTAATTCATGCTCAATTGCGCTCAATGCTAAAACAATGGAATGCGCTCTTTCACGCATTTCTACATCGTTTTTTGCTGATGAAAGAAACGTATCAACTTGAGTTTCTCTCACTCGCCCCATAGCCTCAACAAACGCCTTATTATTTAAAAGGTCTTTTGCTTGCTGTGCTTTTATTCTCATATCATTTGTCATTGTATCTGTTCACCGCCAGGCTTTCTTAATCCAGCTTGCAATCTCTTAATTTCATTTGTGTCGATTGTCGTTCCAGTTTTAGCTAGTAATTCAGCCCCCTTGATAATCATATCCTGATCCATTTGATCACGCTTTCTATCGTCATCCATTTGTGCTTTTTGTGCATCCAATTGCATCTTAGCCATATCTGTTTGTATCTTAGCTTGCGCTTTCATTTGTTCACCCTGCATCATTACAGTCGCAGGATCTTGAGGTCTTGGTTGCATTTGCGCTTGCTGTTGAGCCATAGCCATCATTTGTTGCTCCATTTCTGGAGTCATAGGATTAAAATATCTTTCAGTATTACGCATACCTACACCTGATAAGATATCTGAAAGTGTGTTTCTTATTTGTGTAAGTGTGACCAATCCATTCATTGCACCATATTGTTGATACACAGTTTGCTGGATCTGTAAAATTTGCCCTAGCGTTGCTTGCTTTTCTTCTGACTTGCCTGTGCCTAAACCTACATTAATCTGTAGATCCATTTCAGTATTCCATGTTCTAGGATTGATAGGCACAAATTGATTATTTAAGCGCATCATTTCTTCTTTGCGACTATTTTTGACAGCCAGTTGCAACATCTTTCTAAATAATTGTGACAAACCACCTTCAGCTAAATTTCTAGCAATAATTTCTACTTGCTGTGTTGCGTTAGCTACTTGAAAATCAACAGCCGTTTTTGTAGTTGATTGCAATACATCTGGGTTTAGCCCTACCCCAGCATTGGAAACTCCTACCTTTTGTTCAACTTGCTGATCCATATACTGCATTGCGCCAAGCGTATTACCAGCCGTAAAAGGTATGGTAATTGGCGTTATACCCCCTGGCTGTCTTTGGCGTATGACAGCCCCCACCTCATTATTGAGTACATCATCGAGGTTCACCTGACTATCTACAACGGCTAATCGAGGTGTGTTTGTCAAAGCAATATTATCAAGAACACCTCTTAGCATTGATGTTGATGCATCTTGATCATCCATCAGCATTGAAACTATTGATCTACCAAAAACTGTGTGAGGCTCTGGATCACATTCAAAAACAGCAAAAGGCTGGTGATCACAGGGCATATAATCTAATAACTTATAATGAGAACCACCCATAATAAATTTATATAAAGTTGGAACGCCTGACCCCTCAATGTCTAGGCGCATATAACATTCAGTTATCCCAACTAATTTGCTCGATGGGTCTATTGTATTTTCAGAATCTGACTGTGTATCTGTGTACCCTCTTCTGGCAAATTCTTCTTCATCATGTAAACTATCTTCATCTAATGAATTTAAATTACTAACAACATCATAATCGAAACCCATTTCGACAAGTTCACCGACACGCTTATTGACTCTATGACCAACGACATACGCTGTTTCAACATCAATAGCATTTCGGTCACAAAACCATTCTTCAGGTGGAACAGAATCTACCTTTAAATCACCAGATTCATTTAATCTTGAGATTTTTGCCGAATGACTAGATTTTTCAATTTCTGCCCCAGACTCTTGATCGACTTCCATAACCATTGTCTGGCTATGCTCAAGCACTGTAACAGTTTCATCGGCAACCAAATAACTAAACTCAAGATCATTAAGATTTGTGTATGTATGTATTTGAGAGGTGCTAGTATCTTCATAATATACCTTTAAAATTCCTAATCTTTTGACAAGTGCGTCTTGGAACGCATTATTTAATAATTTAAAATAATTTTGCTGGTTTAATTTATAATTTATGTACTGGGTCATCTGTTGCGCATTTGCAACATCTTCTTGACTTCTAGGCACAAACTCAACTGGAGTACCAGTGCCAAGAAATACACGCATTAAGCTAGGTTTAATTGCTCTTACAGCATCCCTGCACTTTGTTGCAACTACTCTTGATCGACCCTCTTCATACCCTAAACGTGTCTTTCCATCAAAGTATTGTTGGCTTAACGTGCGTTCAGGCACTATTTCTGAATCAATAAAATCTACAGCATCTTCAATAGCTGTGCTTACGATAGATTCTATTTGACCTTCATCTAAAGGCTCTATTTCTGCCAAAGATAACTCCATTTTTTAAATGTTGCAATAATATCACTACTCGACTGACTTTACTATTTTATAATCTTCACGTTTTGCCTTCTTACGCTCATACCTTTTTTTATTTGGAATAACTTGTTTTGTTTTTCTATTTTGTAACATAAGTCTTGCAATTGGATTTATTCGTCTAATTTCAAGTTTTCTGCCCATCTGGAATAATCTGACAAAATGGTTTTGCTTGATAAACTTCAGGAAATGTCAGTGCTTTTTCTGCTTTTTGTATAGATGACTCAAAACACTTTTCTTTTGTTGGATGTAGTTCTTCGCCTGTAATTAAGACACAGCTTTGAGCCATTGGGGAAGAGCATAATAATATAAGAACCATCCACATTAGTTTATATCCAGTTGCCAATGAGGAGCATCCATGAAAATTTTTCTGCCTTGTTTTGAGCGTGTCGATATATAGTCCTGAATCATATCCGAACAAGCCATATTACAACCAGCCACATCTTTAATGTGCCAGCAAGCACCCCAAGATAAATTATTTATTCCCAACTCTTTAGCAGATTTAACTATAGCCTCTCCAGCTAATGCATAAGTATCTAACTCCCAACAAGCTCGACCATCGACTAGCGTGTACATATCGACTGCGTGTGAAAAACCAGTGCTTTCTTGAATGATATGTTTGCTATTCATTGTGGTAGATGCCCCAGATTTAACCAGTAAAGCCTGTCGACTTTTACTTCGCACCCCTTCAGAAATTCCGAAATCGATAGCTGAATAGCCTATCGCCTTTTTAAATATTTCTACTAAGTCAGGATGTACTCCTTCTAGTTTTGATAAAGACTTTGTTCCGAACTTGAATCCCATGCCTATTCCTTCCTTTTATTCTATCAACTGGTATCCTTCTTTGACCCAGCCAATTATTTTGATAACGAAAAATTTCACCACTTTTTGCAACTCCAGTATCTTGCGCTGAGTTTTGAGGGTGGACTTGAGTCGCATCTGTGTCTTGCTCTGAAACTTTTTCGTCTTTTTGGGTCATCTTTTTTTATGCTCATATTAGGATCACCAAATCGTATCAATTTCACTTGGCTACCTTGCTTTGCTAAAACAGCAAATTTTTTACTTTTGTTTGGGGTTCTTTTAGGTTTGTTATAACCAGAAAATCTTTCACCCCTATATTCAATACTCATTTTTTCTTTTTAGGTTTCTTCGCTGTTTTGGCTGACTGAATAAACGCTTTTTTAGTAGGCGCACCTTTACTGCCTGGTTTACGCATTTTTTCTTTACTACCAGCTTTTATTCTTTTTCTCTTAGCGTGAATATTTGCATATAATCCTTTTGCCATTATTTCATTCCTTTCGTATCAGTACCTTGTTTTTTGTCATAAGATCTCATTGCCCCTAGCCCCAGCATCCCCATTAAAAGTGGCATCATCATGCTCATATCCGCTTGCGGTATTGTAATCCCAAATCCTGCACAAATCGGACTAACTAAAAAATTAACGCCCATGCCTAAAACAGCAATATAGCCAGCTAATGGTCGCCAACTTGATTGAAACCAATTACCTCTTGCATCAGCTTTTAAAACTTCTATTTGAGCAACAGCCTCTTCGTGAGCCATTGTTGCTATATCTTGTGATATTCTTCTTTTTAAATCAGCATCAGGAATAGCCTTATCTAGTAAATTTGCTATTGGTGATACTAAATTCATTATGCTCATTGATAGATCCCTTCTATTGTATTTGCCCAGCTATCTCTTTCTAAATTTTCAACAAGAAATTTTGCCTTTGCGATACGCTTTGTAACTTTTAGTTCTACTTCAGATATTGGCTTAAAAAGTACACGTTCTAAATCACTAGCTACAAAAGCAACGGCATCACAATGTTCGGCAGTTAATGGCGTTTTTTTTCCACCAAATGCAGTAAAAAACTGATACCCTTTTTGTCTGCCTGTACCATCTTTTGTTTTGTATCTAGAACTTTTAACTTGCAATCTAATCACTCCTTGATGCCCACGATCCACGACAATATCGACAGTACCTAACCTGACTATTTCGCATTTTTCGCCTAATTTTAATAATGCAGACGCACATATATGTTCACCTAACTGACCATTTGTAATATTATCATTAACCACATTATTGCCTCATTGATTGCTCGATACGATCTAGCTTTTGGTTTATATCTTTGACATGATCTTTTATTTCTTTAATCTCTCGATCATGGGTCAAATTGGTTTGCTCAAATAATTTTTCTAAAACTGTAATTCTTGTGTAATGAGTGACTTGTTTCTGATGCATCCACCAAACAAAACCACCAACAGGCAAAACAACATAAGTCATAATTTGCTCTATCATTTTTTAGACTCCGATTGACCTAACCAAATAGCGAAACAGCCTGAAAAACAGCCAAAAATTATCGATGCGAAACTAGTTTGATTAATTGTTGGATCTGGCAAATTAATCATCCAATTTGTTACATAAAAAGCCATGATTGTAATAGCCAGCATCATTAGTCTTGGAATGATGCGCCACTTATCAAAAAAAACGCTCATGCCTGTTGCTCCTTTAAATATTTTGCTAAAAATACAATGCCTAGCGCACCAGCAATAAAAACAATTCCTATGACAATCACACCAAAAATAGTGTAGAGCGTGTCACGAAATTCGGCTTTACGCTGTAATTCCCTCCGATATTCTGCACGCTCTTCTGCTATCATTTTTTGTAAACTTTGCCATTGGCTCATTTTTCCATAAAGCATAAAAGTTTCACGCAATTTATCCCTAGCTTGTTTAAGTTCTTCCTGCTTAAAAAATCGATCTATTGCCGTACTTTCTGCGCCAGTAAATTTAGCTAAAAAACTATTTTTCTTGCGTTGCGCCCCAAAGTTTAATTCAGCCTCTGCCTTGGCATATCTTTGTAAGGGTACTGATAATGAAGAAATATCTTTCCCTGCTTTGATAGCACTGGAAATTGCGCCTGACGCACTTGTAATAACAGCAATGCAGGAAATAGGGTCTATCATTGTTGTTCCTCATTCATCAAAAAAGGTAGTAAGCCAATAGGAATAAACCCTGCACTTAAATTTTTTAGATTTTTTAATCTTGGATCAAAACGTGCAAAACGTGATCTGACTAAAGGATTATTTTTCATATGAGAAACAGTAACTGTTGAAGGTTTGTAAGATTTTGGATTACCAGTATGAAATGCCCCAGCATCTACAACATTTTTTACTGTTAATGATTTTCCACCACTCATATCAATATCAGTAGACAATGATGGTAATGTCGTTAAAGTATCTACGCTAAAATTAGTTTTATCTGGTGAATACATTTCATCAAATGGGTCAGGAATGCGACTCCAATTTCTGCCTTTAGCATCAAGTGTCATTGATGAATCTTGTTTTCGTATTTTTAATGGGTAAATATTATCTCCATAAGTATTTGCTACTTCTGGGCTACTAGATGAAAATAAACGACCACCAGGTTTTTTTATTCCATCTTGTGCAGTTTTTGCACTAGTAGTTCCATGAAAACTATCATCTAACAAACCCATTCCTTTTGCTCTCTCTAAACGTGATTGAGTGTCCATAGGCAAATCATAATTTTCAAACAAATATTTTTGATCTGCATTAGCAAGCATTCGATCTGTTACTTCATTTGCTTTTCCAGATTTAAGTAAATCAAGTATATCTTGTGCTTGCTTTTGAGAGGCAGTTAACATTTTTCTTGAAACAATATTCCTAGCCTTTACGCCCTGCCTAATAGCACTTCCTGCTATATCTCCAATAAATGGAATTAAACCTAAAACTCCTGCACCACCTAACAATCCAATAGCATACCAATTGGGATTATCTTTACTTAATTCACTTTTAATATCTCGAAAGGTAACAGCCTCTGAAATACCAGGGATTGACTCATAGGCAATTTGCCCAGCACCCCTCGCTCTTTGTTCAGAGGTTCTACCGCCAAAAAAATTGGCATCCTTTCCAAATAAATCTAAAAGGCTCAATACATTAACCCTTCTTGCTCTTCTTTGTCAGCTAGACCACCCTTCATATAACCAATGCCTAATCCACCAGTTATTGGTAATGCTAATAGACCTTTATTTTTGATAAATTCCTGAATAACCTGATCAACTGTTTTACCAGTTTTGTCGGCTCTTTTTTGCGCCCTTCTTTTAAATAACTCCATAAATGTGCCTTGTGATTCATCAGCAACACCAGTTCTTTTTGCACCGCCCATCCAAAGACTAGCTTGCACTTGTGCTGGGGTCATATTGAGTTCTTGACCAAGTTCCCCCATAAAATCTTCAAAAGCACCATATTCATTATCTCTGGGCATACTTGCCCAAATTGAAGGATAATCTTTAATTGATTCTAAAGGTACAATGCCACTTTTTACAGCTTTTTGAGGCGCAAAGACTGGTTGTATTTTTCCATTTACTTTACGCTCTGTAAAAAACTTTTTGCTTTTTGGGTAAGCCTTTATAATTCTGTTTTTAAATTCTGAAGAAATATCAGCCGTAGTTTCTAACCAATCTGGGTGATTAGATGCCATTGCCATAAAACGTGTAAAATGAAGATCGCCAGCAATATTTTTTCTATTTCCTAATAAACTATTAGTGAACCCTTTAGGTTTAGGGTTTTGCACCATACTGCTTTTTGTTAAGGCTACCCCTGGTTCTGGCTGTCCACCAAATAAACCTTGGGCATAGCGTGATGTTGCTAATTCTTGTAATCCTTGCGTTTTGTGACCATAGCCTTTTTCTCTTGTTTTACCTAATTTTAAAGCATCATTTAAATTTTTAACTTCAAGCAATGCATCCATGTAGGTTTTATCAGTTCCTGGCACATTTTCATTTAATGCCATTCTTCTTCTAACGGCTGATGCATTTGCAATATTTACATCAACATTAGACCCAGGTGATGTAGTACCCATTAAATATAAATAATTTCGCCACTCTCTATCTCCAGAATCTTTGCCTAATGCATTTATAAACCAATCACGTAATTCCTCTGTATTATACCAATCTAACCCACCGATTTTAGATCCTTCCATTATTGTTTCTATCATTTCTTTTCTGACAGGATTATTTGGATCTCTTAATGCTGTAAGTGATGCATCTAATCTTTCACTTAATTTGGCTGGTTTATATCGTAGGTAAGTAATATCAGAACGATCAGGTGCTACTCCTGTATATCGAGGGTCGGTTGGTGGTTGATTATCTCCAATGCCTCTTGTTTTTGTCGGCATCATAGACAATACACCTTCATTCGCTTTTACAATATTGCCTGGCATTGCCATAGAACCAATATTAGCTAACATATTTGAGCCAGCCCTTAATGCCCCTAATTTTGAACCCTTCATAATGGCATTAATTAATTCACCACCTGATTTACCAGACTCAACAACATCAGTCGCTGGAGATAGAGATTCAATTAAGCCCACAACTGGATCTACCATCGAACCAGTATCTCTAGGATTTCTGGGCAGATAATAATTTAAAAAATCTGCAATATTTTGGTTTTGCCTGTTAAGAAAAGCTGTGCGCTGTCTAGCATTAGGCAAAAAATCAAATATGCTCACTTTTTCTTTTTCTTTGTAGTTTTTT